GTCTGGGTCCACACCACCCGAGAGATACTGGGAACTCATCTCCTCCAAGAATCCTGATCCATCTCCGCCTGTTGGGAAAGTTGCCACAAGTAATGCTGCAAATTCTTCATTGGCGTTGAGGATATCCTTCATAGCCGTTGCAGTTGTGACTCCTTCCTCTATCAGCACATTGATCTTGTACCCTCCATCGTATGATATAACAACGTCAGGTGCAAATGGATTATCCTCTATTGCTACGTGGATGAGGTTCGTGTCAAATCCTTCGACAAGTGACGTGAATACCAGGTTCTGTGCAGCTAAAGCAAACGGTGTTGTGAGTTTCGCTTTTGATCCTGCAACTGTCGATGCCCACCACTCGTCTGCATAGAGATGGTTCTCTGGATCAAAATATTGATCCGCCTCTGCAATAGAGGCATAAGGTTCTGTAGTTAAACTTATCATATCCACACTCCGCGTACCGTTATGTAGAAATATGCCGTTTCACCATAAGCTCGAACGCATATCTTCCCACTGTAATTATAGACTGTAACCTCCGTATATAACCCTACACTGGCTATACCTGATAACTTCCGGACATTCGTTTCTCTGTATGTAGTTCCGGGGTGTACGTGCAGATAAGACGTGGTTGCGCCCTCGATGAGTTCCACACCCAACAGGATTGCCGTTGCCCCGGCCGGCACGATATCGTTCAGGTCAAGGTCAAAGTACCGCTGATTGACTCCTCCGGCAGTTCCTGTTAATGCTGACCTGATCTGGATGATATCGTTATTTGCCCATGAGTCTGCAGATGAAACAGTTGTGAATGTCCTGGTTCCGGGGTTATGCGCGGTCACTATGCGGGATGTGGATCTAGTCGTGTTGTATAGGATAATCCGGCCAGCCGATCCTGCATCGCTTCCTATTGGAAATGCACCTGCTTCTCCATCATAGACTACACTGGTTGCTGATGGCGTTCCATTGATAGCACCTGTGAAAACATATGAATCTACTATACCCGATATAGCTTTCAGATGGAACACGGCTGCATCGTTCGTTAGGAATGTGGAACCTGTTACGGATGCCCCAGTGGCTCCAGTGGCTCCCACTAGGCCCAGTTGGTCCTGTTATCGATGTACCTGTTGGACCTGTTACACCATTTGAACCAGTTGCACCTGTGACTCCTGGTGAGCCAGATGGACCAGTGGAGCCAGTAGGCCCGGTTGCGCCATTGGAGCCGGAAGGACCAGTAGGTCCAGTAATAGAAGCTCCTGTAGGACCAGTCGGACCAGTTCCACCAATAGAACCCATGAGCTGCCAATACTCATCAGTACCGGATGGTTCGTGATTGAGATTGGAATCAACTGTACTGACATACGAACTACCTACATGAGACACGCAGTCATTAACAGAATACGACACAATGGCGCTCCAAGCACCTTTCATGACGAGCGCACCACTTTCGCCAGTGATACCAGTGGAGCCAGTAGGACCAGTAGAGCCAGTGCCGCCAGTAGGACCAGTAGGACCAGTGGAGCCAGCAACACCAGACGAGCCAGTTGGACCAGTAGGTCCGGTTGAACCAACCATGCCAGATGGACCCGTGGGACCAGTAATAGAAGCCCCAGTCGGCCCAGTGGGGCCAGTTCCGCTTGAGAATGCAGAACGTGCTTGTGACTTATATCCAGAGCCATCGAACCACACCATCAGGTCAGATGGAGCTGGGCTTGTCACTGAGTCCAGGTATGGAAAATCTGGACAGGCTAGGTAGTTTGAAAAGATGTTGTCTCTGGTCTGTGAGTAATAACCAGATGGTGTAAACTGTCTGAATATGATGAATAGATCATCAGCTAGTTTCTCAGCCTTGTTATCTAAGAACGGTATGTCATCGGCTGACCAGTCTCCATCGCCGGCCGGACCCGTAACTCCAGTCGGTCCTGTAGGCCCGGTAACACTTGAGCCTGTAGGTCCCGTGGGTCCATGGATTTCAGGAAGAGTAGCTAGGGTAAGGTACTCTTCCGTGTGCCTTCTATTGCCGTGCTTACCTCCTCCGCCTTCCTTGACGGTTATCTCCGTGATATTGGTTCCCATTTTTAACCTACCTTCTTAATCTCTATTCGATTGTCTCCGTATGGGCCATTAGAATATGTAACGCTAGTACCCGGTCTTGCGGTTATCCATACGTAGTGCCCACCTTGTAGATATATAAGCCAAGTGTACTCGAACACAGTTCCAGATGGGAAATCCAGGGAAGCTACGTAATCAGATGATCCATTGTTGAGATATACTCTGGACATCATAGTATAAGCTATGTTCATCTTCAGCCGGACATGCAGTTCATACCATCCGTCATATCCATTCGGGCAGGTAAACTTCCAGCTTGCGCCAGTGGTTACTGCACTATTTGTATCAGTTATTGAAGTAGCGAAATTCACAACATTATCTGATCCACCAATTGCAGTTGCTCCTCCAGTGTATTTGTAGATAGCAATAACAGGAGATCCAGCTCCAGCTCCTGTCGGTCCCGTAGGTCCAGTAGATCCTGTTATAGATGTTCCGGTCGGGCCGGTGATACCAACTCCGGTTGGGCCTGTAGGCCCGGTGACAGATGATCCAGATGGTCCCGTTGGTCCTGTTACAGAGTTACCTGTAGGACCCGTAGGGCCAGCATTGCCAGATGGGCCTGATGGACCTTGAGTTCCAGTTCCTGTTGGCCCTGTAGGTCCAGTCGGTCCTGTGCCCGATGGACCCGTAGGTCCTGTAACTCCAGCGCCTGTGGGACCAGTTCCACTGGGACCAGTAGGGCCTGTTACTGTATTACCTGATGCCCCCGTAGGCCCGGTGACTGTAGCGCCACTAGGCCCTGTAGGCCCTGTGATAGATGATCCAGTCGGGCCAGTGGGTCCCGTCCCGGAGGGGCCTGTGGAACCTGTTACACCCGCTCCTGTAGGTCCAGTCGGGCCTTGAGTGCCAGTGCCACTTGGACCAGTTGGTCCGGTCGATCCTGTGCCAGTTGGTCCAGTTACTGTGGAACCACTAGGCCCTGTTGGACCTGTACCTGACGGACCAGTCGCACCAGTTGGACCTGTTGGTCCGGTTGATCCTGCGCCAGTGGGTCCTGTGCCCGATGGACCCGTAGGTCCTGTCGTTCCTGTGGGACCAGTGGCACCGCCACCTGCTTCTATTAACTTGAATACACCGCCGTCAATACCAAGAGCCTTTCCTTCGACTAGCCCGTCTGATAGATCCACACCTACTCCCGCCAGTGAGCGCACGCCATATGGCTCTGGAACGGGGACCAATGTTACCCATCCTCCTGCTATCGTGTACAGGCTAATTTCTTTGGTATCGAGAGCAACGTAGATTGCATCTTCATCAAGGCTTGCAGGTCTGTCTGCAATGTCTCCCATCAACGGTTTGGTTGGGGAGTTGTCATCAAGGAATCCACCTTTCTCTATTCTTGCGAAAGCTTCCTCAAACGTGGGATTTAGACGTTGATTGATTTCAGCAAAAACAAGTGGTCCAGTTATAAGGTGACTTAAAAGAATGATCTCAGTAGACGGCATGTTTCCTCCATGATATTGTAGGTGGGGGAATACCCCCACTTACTTTGGTACAAGATACAGATGGGCCATGCCGGCAATTGAAGTTCCAGCATAATTGATGTAGATCTTTCCACGATCAGTTATGGCATTCTGGATCTTGAATCTTGCCGTTTCGAGAGGACCAAGCAATACAGTCTGAGCGCCGGTGACACATACCTTTGTCATATTTCCAAGACCGCTGCGGAATCCATCACCCTCAACTACGGTGATAGTATCGCCATTGGTGCATGCCGTGATGTCGAACCGTAACATCAATGCATATCTATCTGCATTGGCCACAACGGCGGCTGCAATCTCTGCATCATTCGTGGTGCTTATGGCCACACCACCATCGTCAACCTGGAACGTGCTCTCGGCAAGCGTGTTCGCAGTTATCACATCTCTGGCCATCTAGCTCACCTTCCTGGCAGTCAGCATGGCAAGAGCACTGGGACGCACGACCTTGGCTCCATAGACATGCAGACCCTTTACTGCATCGGCGAATCTCTTCTCTGGCCTGTAGGCCTCAACCTTATTAACAGAATCTGCGAAGGTGGTGGCAATCGGAGTGCCGGCCAGAATTGCATAATTTGTCTTTCCGGTTTCGCCTCCAGTTCCTGCGATTGTGGGGCAGTTATTGGATTCAAGGATATCAAATCCTGCAGCTCTCTTGACCATGCCGTTCAGCAGGGCATCTGTGGAACCTGATGCCGAAGCATCACTGAACCTCTTGTCTCCAGCCAGTCTCTCAACGAACCAGGGAGGAACGATAGCCCATCTGCCTTGCTTCGGGACATTGGCTACAGACAGAGCAGTTCCCAGCTGGAGCAGATAATCCCAGGCCATGGTGCCCGAGCCTTCAGTTGTGGATGGGACAATACCAGTTGCACTTGATCCAATCTTGTTAGCAGTTGCTACGCCTGCTACCATTGTTGCAGCAATGAACTGATCAGCAACATCGGACAGGTTATAGGCAGACTGCTTCATGGCACCATCCATCAGAGAGGGTGACATCTGGGCTGCGCTCACATCATCCACTGCGAAGTTGAAGTACTTCGACTGGGTGATGTTGAGCGTGGCCTGAGCATCGGCCAGAGCCTGTGGATCTTTGATATCGCTATCCTTGGTGTAGTCACCGATTGTGATATCACCGATGCTAGTGATCTTTACCGTACTTCCTTTACCCTTGATCTCGCCCTCGTAGTCACGATTGATGACGTTGGGCTGACCAAACACGAAAGACTTCTCCAAGTTGGCGAGCAGTCTTGCGCTCCAAATCGTCGATATGAATCCTTCAATACCCATTATGATTCCCTACTTAACCTGACCAGCCTTCAGCTGTGCGCTTATGTTAGCCCAATCCGCGTTGATTTGCTCCGGCTTCATCGTGTCTAAATCCTGTCGGGTATAGACCTTTGGGGCAGTGTTCCCTACCGGGGGATTAGTGGCTCCACCGATTTGTTGTCCAGGGCCTAGTTC